GAGTTCGCCGGCGCCGAGTGCCCCGCCCACGGGAATCGCGGCAGCCCCGGCGAACTCGGCCGCCGTCGAAAGAACGGGGTTTTCGTCCCCAAAGGCGTCGATTTCCGACCGCACAAGAGCCAGTTCGGAGAGATAATCCGTGCCTTTTATTTTCGACCGCGCGTAGGCTTCCGCCTCGTCACCGGCCCCAAGCAAGAGCCCCTGTCCGAGAAACGCACGCGCCCCCCCCTCCACTTTTCCGGGCGTTTCAACGTCAACACGCTGCGGGGCGCCCGGGAACTCAACCGTGATGCCTCTTGCAGGATCCGCCGCATCGGCATTTGCGGGCACAGAGCCATTGCTCTTCGCTGGCGCCGCCGCGCCAACCTGAGCCTGACCTCTCCCAACACCCTCGGCAAAGGGCCGTAGGCCGGTATCAAGTGCGTCAGCCCTCATGGCAAGCTGCCCTATGAGGTTTCCGTTGGGAGCCTGCCCTTGGCGATCAAGGGCCGAGAAGGCTTGCGCTACTCCACCGCCGCCGCCCACCAGCCCGCGCCGCCTAGCCTCGTCGAAGGCCTCGCGGTAGCGTACGGGAAGCCTGCCACGGCGATCCAGCTCTTCGAGAACCTCCAAGCGCGACGGCATGCCTAGTTCTCCAACTGCTTGAGCAACTCTTCGTCGCTCATCTCGCGTAGATTCCCACCGCTCTGCATGGCGCCGGGCCCGTGGATAATCTCGGAATAAATCTCTCGCACGCGTCGAAGGTTGAAAAGAAGCTGCTCCTTACCTTGCGATTGTTCAAGTTCGCCAATGGCAGACATAAGGAGGTTTAGCTCGATATTCGACACCTGCCCTAGCGCCCCACCTGTTGGGGACGCATCGCGCATGGCCTGTAGTTTGTCGAACCCCGCATTTGCCTTAACGGTATTGATGAGTCCCTGGACATCCCGCGCATCGGTCCCCGGTACATTCTGTAAAACGGCCCCGCCAATACCAGTTGTCGTAGCTGGTGACTGATTGATTTTTTCAATGGCGCGGTCGATGTCTTGGATAACAACGTTGGCCTTCGTGCTATCGCCTTGACGGCGTTGGGATGCTTGCCGCGCCGCCTGCTGCTGCTCAAGGGCTACCGGCCCGCCAGCAATCGGCTGCAACCGGCGTGCGCCGGTTTCGGGGTCGGTAAACAGCTCGAAACCCTGCGGGATTGTCCCGACTTCACTTCCAACATTAATCGTTGCGCCACGCGGCGCCCCCGCCGCCGCCAGCCGCGACCTGGCCTCGATAAAGCCCGGAAGTGGCCGCACCCCCTTCGCCGGGTCGTTCGGGTCGTTGAACAAAAATCCCGTGGGCGCCTTGGGCTGCCCCCGCGATGCTAGGCCCGATTGCGCAATCTGCAACTTTGCCTCGTTCATACGGTTGTCAAGTTGCTGCTGCTGCAACTTTTGCAAAAGACCGGGCGCCATTCCAAGTCCAGTGGCGACATCGCCGCCAGACGCCGCTATGCCCTGCGATGCAGCCCCAAGGACAGGGCCGAGACGGGACAGCAGGCCCCCAATAGCTGATCCCTGTGGGGCGCTGCCGAGGACGCTAAGAATATCTCTCATGAAGACCCCCTAAAACCCCGTCGATCCGAACGGCCCCTGTGCGCGGCCCAACAACCCGCTCGCTAGGCCAAGCCCACCACCCGCAGCACCAAGGAGAGAGGATCCCAAGAGCCCTGCTCCAGCCGGCGGGAACAACAGACCCGCAGCGAGCGATGCCGCCCCCAATATGCCGCTAAGTTTCGACCCCTTCGCTTGTGTCGTGGTGGTATTAGTGCCGCCCAACGATCCTGCATTAAGGACAAGGGGGGCAATGGCGCCAAGCCGCTGAATAGGTGCATCTCGCTCAAACTCAAACCGCTCCCGCTCGGCATCGATGAGACGCTGCGCGATGGCCTCACGGGCGCCGCCGACACCAAGCAGTGCGCGATCGTTGGCAAAACTGGCGTCGGCAAGGGTTGGCAGCAGGCCGGCCAAGGCAGTGTTCCGCCCGCCGCGTGCATCAAATGCTGCCTGAATGGTGTTGGCAGCCTGCATCTGGCGCTGCCGTTCGTTCTCAAAATTATTGGCGAATGCGTTAACGCCAATTTCGCCCAGTCTATCGGCCAACACACCGGCGTTTGCGCCCGATGCGAACCGCCCGGCCCCGGCAAACTGCGAGTTGATTAGATCAGCGGCCCGCTGCTGCTGTGTGCGCACCTGCTGATCGAGGAACGGGTTGACCCGGTCCAGGAACGCGCCGCGCGCCGTATCGCCAAGCAAACTCTCCGCCGGTGTTTGCTGCTCGGCAAAGGAGCGGTCGATAAACCCGGTCGCCCGGTCGATAAACGGATTGCCGGCCTTGGCGCGCTCCTCGATCCGGCTTAAAGCGTCAAGCGTCGCCGGGTCCGTTTGCGCCACCGTTTGGCCCGGGAAAAACTGTGGCGTCGAGGAAAGCTGCTGCTGCGCCAGCGACAGCACAGAATTGATCGCTGGAAGTGCCGGTTCGAACGGTGTGGCGGTGGTTGTTTGGGTTTGTTTGCTGCCGCCCATTACATAGCATCCTTGTTGGTAAGATCCTTGCTAAGCAGAATTCGTCGCAACCGATAATCGGGAAGCTTTGCGGCCCACCCCTTGCGTCCCAGGATATGGAGGCGCTCGCATCCTTGCTTAGCGGCCCAATCTTCGATTTTGTCTATCAAATGAACCCAATCGTCGGCGCGCCGGCCTGATGTTGCATAGATCGTGCAGATCTTTTGTCCCGATAGCTCAAACCCGATTTGTGTCACCACCGCCGCAAGGCATTTTTCGTCATCGCTTTCGGCGTCGTCGTCCCAGACCACCCAAAGTTGCATCTCGCCATTGGTGAGAACACGAAACAGCGTCTCTAGCGTGCAGCCTCCATCCGAAGCGCGAACGCAATAGTGCTTGAGTTTCCCATCGACCAAACGCCACACGGTCGGGACGTTGGCGGCAGGAATTGGGACGACTTGCATTTTACCTAGGATCCTCGCCGCCGAAGATCACATAGCGAAACGTCCGGTCCGTTTGTCCGTTATTGGCATGATTGATGACAATCGAGCCGGTCGAATTATCGGTTGTATATAGCGTGCCATTACCAATTTCTGCGGCGGCGTTGGCAGTTAGCGGAACCAGAACAAGTGCGGATTGGGCTGCAATATTTTGCTCGGCAAGCGTTGTGGTGGCGCTGCTGGCAACGAGCGTAATGCTTCCCACCGTTCGCAATCGCCCCTGCGCCAGCTCATTGACCGCTATAGAGACCTCGCGCCCGGTTCCACCGTCTGGAGGGAGAAAGACGCTCATGTCTCACCCGCACTGCCAGCCTCAATGGCAACCCCCACCGCTTTCGTCCAAACCGACCCGCTGGGAATCCTTACGCGCAGTCTGTGAAGACGCCCTTCCTTATGAAACGGGCATTTGCCGGTCGAACCAACGCCCGTCTCGGGCGTCCAAACCTCGATGTCCGAATATCGTTCCTTTGTCGCTAAAGCGCACATTGTATCGGCGGTATCGACAATCGGCTCGACGCTCCGAACAAAGGCGCGCCCCGATGGATTGGCTTGAAACAGGTCGGTCTCAACCACCGCCTCAAGCGCCGGTCCCGTGAACCCCGATAGCTCATTTGTGGTGTTGAAGGCCCCGAACAGATACTCGCCGCCCGCCCATAGTGAATCGTCCAGCGACGCCGGCAACGTGTCAAGCAATCCGAACGTATCCAAACCCTCCAGAGTTTCGCCAACCGATAGCGCCGATACAAGAGATGTGGTTGATTGCTTAATGATGGACCATCGTTGCTCGCCCCAGTTGAAGGCGATGATCCTGTCCGGCGTCGATCCGGTTTGCGCCACCGACACATACGACCAAAACACGTTTTTTTGTTGCGGGTTGGCAACGGACAGAACATTCAGGTTGGTGCCTGGCGACGTATCTGCTGAAATAAACTCGTCCACCTTTCCCGCGCCTATCGGAACCGGGCCATCCTCTGATAAGAGGTTGAACCCGTTTTGGGATCGGTAAAAGATCTTTCTGCCTGTTTGGACGATGGAGTAGGGGAAGTTGGTCCCCTCCCCTTCCGCGATTTTGTCGATCTGAAAAATTACCTGAGATCCTGGGAGAAAGCCCGCGCGGCGGATAGCACCTTCCTGAAAAATATAGGCTGTCTGGTCGCCGGTAATGCCTGTTGTGTGTCCTCCGTCTGGAAACGTTTGCTCGTCGGACAGCCCGGTACCAACAGCCCATATTTCCGCATTGTTGAGCGCCGACCATTTGATTTTGTTGGGCGTCGCGGGAAGTCCCTCTAAAAACAAAAAGTCGCCGATTGTTTTCAACCGCTTACATATCGGTGGAGACCCGCCTAACGGCTCGAAATTCGTCCCCGACGCAAGATTGAATTTTTGGATAGGATCGGCCCCATTGGTGGCGACAACTAAATCGCCGAACTGCTCAAAAATCCACCGATCGTCCGTCGCGGTGGCATAATCGCCCCCGCTCACTCTGGTCACATCGCTCCATGTCGTGCCAGAGAGTTTGTAAAGCTTCGTCGCGGTTCCGCAGAATGTGTGCTCAACCCCCGATGAGTCCTTAAACGAAATTCTCGGGCCAACCTTAACCTCGCTAGGAAGCGCTGACGCACCAATACTGGTCAATGACCTTACGGGCGCATAGCTACCATTGATCGGTAAGACGTTTTCCGCCTTCGAAGAAATCGACCCGTTGACGGCCGCTCGGTCTGGCGCCCATTCGCCAAAACTGACGATCATGCTACACCTGGCGTGCTTGCAACCAGGTCGAAGGATGGAAACCTGGCAGCTCTATCAGACCTGTTGGCGCCGCGAATGAGCGATACGAACCGCTGCAAATGCGTCTGCGCCTGTTCGGCGTTGCGCGCGAATGAGAACCCCTCGGTTAGAGCGCCGTGCAAATAAATACCCGGATAACGAAGGAGAATGGCGTTGGTGTCGCTGTCCGCGCTCATTGCCGGGAGAGAACGGTAATACGCAATCTGGATTGTCGAGCTCGCAACGTCCGGGAAGACCAGTTTCCCATCCTCGATGGTGTAGGACGTAGGGGAGTCGTTGCCGGCGTTGATCCAGTACAGGCGGCGCAACTCAAGGAAGTCCGCTGGCAGCGTCGCCGTGTCGTTGGCCACCGTTAGCGTCGCGGTGGTTTCCATTTCTCTGGTGCGCAGCGGTGTGATTTCAATGCCCGGAAGCAGATCAGATCCGCCGTTCCACATGCGAGACTCGGCCATCGCGATAAATGTTGGAATGCGCGCGGCCTGGTCAGACCGGGCGAGCCACCCGGCAATCTCCGACTTCAAATCGCCATAGTTGGTAATCGCCATGACACCCTCTAAAGCTTGAAGTGGCCCGTGCGGAGATATGCGTATTCGTTAGAGTTTAGGAGGCGCTTGACACCGTCCCAATGGTCAGGGTCGAACAGATCGACCCCGTGCTTGACCTGCCATTCCAATATGATGCCCACCGGAATCTCGGCGGCGTGCCACATATCTTTGTCGCTGGCGTAATGTTCGCGTCCGGCGCTTGCCAGAGCCTTGTTGCGGTCAAGAATCGGCTCGACGTCGTACTCCGTTGTGACAACAGCGGTGTCGGACGCCTCATCGTACTCGAACCAGGTTTTTTTTAGTTTGCCTGGGTCGTCACAGACGAGATGCTTTTTGCCCATATGAAAGGGGCGGAGCCATAGGCCCCGCCCTCCTCTGTCGTTGTGCCGCGCCTGATTTACGACGTGGTCAGGTCGGCAACCTTGCCAGACGCTTTTTCGTTGCGACACACAAGTGCATATTCCATGGAAATCATGCGCTTGTCCGAGTGCCCGGTCTTGGCGAGGGGTTCTTGCTTCATCGGCTGCAAAACGCCGAGCTCCCATCTGGACGGGTCGAGCACGAGGGCGGTGCGATCACGGGTAAACCGGGACGGCACAATCTTGTGCTCGCCGAAATCCGACACGTAGATCGCGGCGGCTGCCAGAATGGTTGCCTGCGTCTTTCCGGAGTTTTCGCGATACTGCGTCGCAATACCGGAGAAAGCCGAGATGGCCTGCTTGTTGAACGGACCGACCAGAACCGTCGAGGGCTTGCCGCCATTCGTCCACGCGCTGCGGATCACCGTCTTGAGCATGGTCTCGGTGATCGCCCGCTGCGTCGAGTTGTCGGTTGCCGCGTCAACGACATTGGTCCCCGAATTGAACCCGCCAACTGCACCGGCGGGTGTGCCGCCAGTGCCAAGGTCAACGTTGGTTTCAATCCATGCCTCGGCGCCAGCAGTTTCACGTGCCGTGCCGGCAGCGCCGGCAACAGAGGCATAATTGCCGCAAATCCGGGTCTCGATATCGGTGCGGAGCGCCCGCCCCTTTACCGCCAGCTCACGCAACAGGTCGTTAGAGCGGCCTGCCGTGTTAACCGACTGAGCGGTCGAGGACACCTGCGCCACCTTGTCGGAGAGTTGCGTGTAATTGCGCAGCTTTTCCGGCTGGTTGGCGGTGTCGGCCGTGACATCGTCACCCTCGATGGTGGTGTTGGCGCCACTCGCCGCCGGCAAGTCGTCCTTCTGCCATTCAGGCGAGGTGGACGATACGCGGGGCTTCTTGATCATCGAGTAAAAGGGCGTCTCATCCTTATCGAGCATGTCGATAAAGTCTGCCAGATCCTCGCGCCGGCCCACCTGCGCATAGGTCTGCACTGTGTTGGTCGGGACTACCATGTCCTAACCTCCTTTGAGTCTATTCGAAGCCGGCAGCCCGCATGGCAGCGAGGACGTCGTCTTCGCTACCCGTTTTCGCGGCTCGTTCGCGCGCGGCTTGGGCTTTTTGGCTTTCGACATGTTGCTGAGATGGCCGAGCCGCCGATTTGACGAGGCGGGGCTTGGCCCGCACCTTTCTGGCCACACTTTTTGCTGTTTCCTGGCTGACGCGATGCGCAAGCGCGTCCTTTGCGATCAGGAAAAACCGGTGGTCGGCAACGCCCCCGATGATATCTGGCGTAATACCGTAGAACTTCCCCAGGTCCTCGACGAAACTCGTCTGAACCTTGGTATCGCTGAACTCTGGCCACGCTCGTTTGAGCACCGCCGCCTCGCGGTCCAGAATTTCGTTTTGTTGACGCGCCGCCTCGGCCTCTTGCTCTTTTAGAGCCTTGGCGCGGGCGTCGCGAAGATCAGAGACTTGCGCTTCGGCGCGCTCGTGCGCCGCCAGAAGGCGATTGTACTTGTCGGGATCATATGACGGGTGATCCGGGTCAATGAGGTCTGCGCTTGGTTTTTGAGGAAGGGCATCGAGCGATGACATCTCGCCAGCCAGCTTGAGAAACCTGTCGCGTGCTTCCGACAATTCTTTTTCGCGCACTTGGATTTGCGCGCGTTCGGAGACAAACCGGTCATCGGCCTGCTTGGCCAGCTCACCAGGCACCGGTTTTGCGTCGCGGCTTTGATACGCTTCAACCAGCTCGCTGAGCGAGACGACGATAGGGTCTCCATCCTCCACAGGGATCTCAACGCGGTCCTCGTCATCGGTGCTATCGTCCTGGTCGTCGCTCTCTTTCTCAGGCTCTTTCGTGTCGGCTGCACGGTCACCGTCCACCGCATCGTCTGCATCCGGGTCCGCGCCCGTATCGGCGGACGGTTGACGGTCGCTATCGCCGTCTTTGCTGTCTGCGCCGATTGCATCGTCCGAGGCAAATCGCTCCATTAAGTCGACGACCTCAGAAACGCTTTTGGAGTCGCCGTCGTCGTGGAACTGTTCTTGATCGTCCATACCCTATCCTTTAACCAGCTTAGCAATCTCTGATTGAGCAATATCGCCCCTGGTCGCCGTCGCCTTCATGAATTGGTGAAAACGGTCCAAAAACCGGACGGCCAACGCGCCCCGCAACCGCCTGTCGTCGTCATTCGCATCGGCCTTGAGGATATCTTCGATCAGACCGTCTCTCAGGCTGGCGAAAAACGTCTCTGTTGCCGGGTCATCAAGGGCGCGCCGAAACGCGTCGCCGCTGTCAATTCGTTTTGACAGCCCGATTACCGCCGCATCCGCCTTGCTCATCCTGGCGCGCCTCCGAACTTCCCGGCATCGACGCCCCCGGCGCCCTTGGCCAATACGCTCGCCTCGACCTGCGCTTGCTTTAGATTTCGCTCAAACTCGAACTGCTCGATTGCCAGTTGCCGCTCAAACTCAAACTGCGCCACCTTGCGCTCAATATCAGCTTGCTGCGCCGCGTCCTTGCGCGCCTGCTCGGCAGCCGCGATCTTCTCTTTCAACGCGATCTCGGCTTGCGCCTTTAGAATTTCCGGGTCCGGCGGCGGCTCTTGCGGCGCAGCCGCCTCGTCTTGCGTGTCGGGGTCGATGAAAAACCGGTCAGGGGTTTTGAAACCCATTACCGACACGATCTCGGAGAGGGTCGCGTAATAGTTGGCGATGGAGACCAGCGGGTTATTAAAACCAGCCGTCGTCAGGATTTGTTCCTGCTTTTGAGCGATCAGGTTCAATTGACCAAGCTTTGCCTCGCGTGACCCAGTCCCTAGACCCACGTGCACGCTGACACGTAGGCCAGAGTCCCACGTGCGGGGATCGACATTGACCCACTCGCCGCGCAATTTGATTGTCCGGGGCGCGTCCTGAAACCGGATGGTCAGGCGCAACAGCTTGGAGAAAAACGACTGCAACCCATCGGCTAGACGGCGTGCGTAAAGCTCTACCCTTCCCGCCGAGGCGCTTTGCATCAACTGAATGCCGGTTGCCGTTTTATTGAGGGCGTCCGGGTCCATTCCCTGCGCGTTGCGATTCACGCCGGTTTTGCGCTCTCGCTCCTGGTCCTCGAACTCCATCATGCGCAACGCGGACCCCGACAGGTCCGGCACGTTGATCGGCGCCACAGCATCGCCCGGCGGGCCGTCAACAGGTATTTTGCGCCCTGGCGAGTTATCCAGTAGCGCCTCGACCGCATCGATACGGTTCTGGTCGAAAAATTCGCGCGGGTTGACCGCGTGATACACGCTATCGAGAGCCTTCCTCTTGAGCGTTGTCTTAATCCGCTGGGTGTCTTTGGCTTTGTCGTAGAGACTGAGCCCTACCATTTTGTGAGGAATGCGCAGTGGCGTCCAAAACCCGAACGGGTGCTCATCAACCTCGATGTTTTCTAACACCGTCGTGCCGACGCGCTTGATGTTGCGCAACTCGGCGTGCCCGTCGCCGTCGAAATCGACGCGGATAAACTCGTCCATCAAAACGAGCAGGCTCATTCCCGGAGCGTCAATCGCGCTACCGGTGCGGTCTCCATCATCGCCAAACCGCGCCTGGCGCCGATCGTCTTCTCGCTCGTCCCTGTCGTTGGCCGGCAGTTTGTTGATCATAGCTTTTTTTTCAGGGAACGCGTCGAGTAGGTCGGATACCGTCGCCTCCTTCCGCTCGGCCAGATAGCGCGACTCGTCGATATGCGGCGCCGACTTGGAAAACCTGAAATTCTCTGGCGCAATAACGCGAACCTCGACACGTCCCGCCTCGGCCTGACGAGTAATATCGACGTTGAACGTTCCGTCGTCGTTGCTATCTATGGCCGTGATCTGGACGTCGGGATCGGACTCGAACGTCGCCACCTGTTCGGCCGTCAAACCCTGATATCCCTCTGGGGCGGGCCGTTCGCCGTCCTTCCAGTCGGCCCGAATGACGCCATAGCGCTGCAACAGGCCGTCAAACGCGAAATCGTAAACCAGGTCCTCGCCAGGGTTGTCCGAGAAAAACACATGGTTTAAATAATCGGATGCCTGCTCGGCGTATGCCTCGTGCTGCGGCTTCGTTTCCTCAACAGAAACTGCCTTCTCGTTCGACGAGAACACCCGCATGATGTCGGGCATAATCCAGTCGATTGTCTCGGCAACGTCGGCCGATACCACCTGGCTCTGACCTGGGATTTCGTCGCCGTACAGATCGCCGCAATAACGCGCCAGCGCGTCCGATTGCGCGCTCGCTAGATCAGTGTCGTAATACGAGGCGGAGTCGCGCTCCTCGGCCTCTAGCAGCGTGACCAGATCGGCCTCGGTCATTTTTTTGCTGTCTGGCATTATGCGATCGTCCCGGAGGCTGCGACGAGGGCGCTATAATCGTTGCGCGTTTGGCGTCCAGCGATCCTATCCAGGCCAACGGCCAGCATACGAAACGCGTCCGCGCCGTGGCTCGACCAATCGTGCGTAGGTGTCGATTTGAGGGTGCGGCGCTGCTCGTCCCATTCGGCGCGATAGTTGCGCAATACGTCGAGCCCCCGACCGCCGTTGCGCCCCGCCATGCTATCGCTAGTTGTGGTGTCAAACGCGGCTCGCGAAATCAGCCGGCGCGATGCGTCGATGCCGTCCATTAACGGCAGCTGGTCAACGACATGAATATTGCCAACGCCGAGTTTTTGCAGAGTCTCAACGCGGCTCTGGCCGGTTCCCAACTCCCGAACCTTGGCGTCATGCGGCAGCAGATGATGTGAGTAGAGATACCGTTTCGCGTCCAGTACCTTGGCGTAATGCGGTAGTGCCTCGCCCGTCGCCTCGTAGTAGTCAATCAACCGCGGCTCACGGCCAACCACCTGGCAGAACCAGATCGCCGTTGCGTCGCGGATTCCGAGATCCCAGGCTGTGATGACCGGATAGGCCGGATCATAAGGCACGCGGCCGACACGGCCCTCATTGGTCGCTTCCTCAAGCAGCGGTGCGTAATAGGCGCCAATGACCGCCGCGTCGAACGAGCACTCATATTCCTGTCTGTACAGCGCGTCTGCGATGCGTCGGTCTCGATAGACGGCCAGTAAATCTCGTTTGGCCTGCTCTAGAGCGTCAGGCGTAAAAACCCCGGTCTCGTCAACACTCTGTAAATCAGCGAACCACGACGGGTCGTTGCGGGCCGTTTCGTATAGCGACGCGCCGTGGTTGCGGCCACGCGAGGTGTAAATGAACACCGCCCAACCGTCATTTTCTGCCAGGATCGGTGAGAGGTAGGCCCATGACGCTGGGTTGGCGAGAGCCCACTCCGAAAACGTGATACCGGCAGGCGGCGACCCGACGAGCGAGTTGTAATTGTCCGAACCCACGACCTGCCATGTCGAGCCGTTCAGAAACTCGATAAACATCTCCTGATCGTTTGTGGTCCGGCGCAGCGCGATTGGAAACGCCTCATCGATGCGCCGCTTTCCAGTGTGGGGGTTAATTGCCTTCCAAATCGCCTTGCGCGCCTGGTTCGCCTGCGGCAGCATGTGCCAGTAGGACGCGACCCGCTGGTGCGCCGCTACGCAACACCAGTGTAAGGCCACATCGTCTTTGCCCCATCGCCGGTGGCACACCAGCGCTGCTCGCTTCCCCCCCTTCTCCAGAAACTCCCATACCGGCCGCTGATATGCGCGCGGTCGCCAGTTATTCGGTAGACGAACCGTCGTCGTCATCCGCAAACCGAACTATCTGGACGTTGACATCTCCCCGATGAGTGGTCTCGTTGCGATTTGTGTAATCCTCACGCCAGCGGGCCATCATGATTCGTTCCCAGAGCCGAGAATTGAACTTATCTGCATCTAAAGATGTTCGCCCGACTCGCTCGAAAAACGCCCGGGATTTCTGGTTGGCGCGCGCTAGAGCTTCGGAAAACTCAGGGAAATGCTCGGCCCAATAATCAATCGTGGAACGATGGACGTCACACGCCTCGGCCATTTCGTGTAGAGATTCGCCCCGCTCGCCGCACTCGATAACCACCTGGCAGAACTCAGGCCTATACTTGGTTGGCCTGCCGCCCGGGTGCTTGGTGCGTTCAGTCATTTGTTTCTCGTG